CACCAGCATCTCCCATCGCCGGGTCCTTGAAGGGGACCAAGCTGTACCGAATTATCACTCTACTTCGTGCTTGAAGTGGTGATAACGCTCATCCTCAAAGACGGAGGCTGCGTCATTTACGATGAGTTGGTCGCGAAAAAAGTCCAGGTCGTAGAGTCCCACATCGTATTTGGCCATGATAACTTCGAGAAACTCGTCGTCACTGAGTACCAATGTCTCTTCAGTAACAGCGCGATAGACGTTATTAGCAGAACTAACGTTTTGGCGGCTAAACCAAGTTAAATCGTCCAGCTGGAGATCATTGAGAGATACGCCAGTGCGGCGGAAACGGGTAAGGAAGGCATCACGCATGTAGCCGACGTGACGAAACTCGTAGGCGTAGGAGAGGGCTTTACCAGCCACATAGACCTGATCGGAAACGGCAGAATTGCGATTTGCTCTAGCATTGAAGCGGAACAACGCCTTACCAATCAGAGGTACCATGCAGTTCTCAGTGCCCTTTGGCACGAAAAAGCGGGACAGGAAGGTGAGGTCACAGTAAAACCGTCGTTCAAGAGCAACAAGCTCCATCCCGGCGTCCTTGCAGTGGGACTTCCAACGGACTATGTCCACGCCTTTAGGGCCTACGCCAGCTGCTACGTCATCACCGAGCACAGCTACTTTACTGCCAAGAATATTGTAACGTCGGCAAAAAGAATACCAGAGTACCATGTTCAACACAGTGTTGCGTCCTGTCGTGTCAGTGCCACCAGTGGCCAACTGATTCCTGATGGTGGCAGACAGACCGTAGTCGTAGGAAACTACACGATACTCAGCCGAGTTAGCAAGATAAAACTTGACAAACCAAAGCGGGGCTCCACTAAGCTTTAACCAGTGTGCAAAAATCCGATGGACATCAACCAATTGGCTCTTATCATTTGCCTTGAAATCACCTTCAAAATAACGCGGAGAACCTGCCAAAAAGGTGGCGATCTCCACGTCCTTCTTCTTGTAAGCAAAGCAGATGGCAACATTGGGGTCACGGAACTCGTCTAACGCGTGTACTAACCGATTATTAAATTCATCCATAATCGGGCCGGTCAGGACATTATACTCATCTGAACCGACATAAATAACACGTGGAGCCCACGTAGGATCATTCCGCTTTAAGAGCACCTCTCCCTTAACCAGAAGCGACTTGGTGTTGAGAGTGCGGAAATCAACATCATGGAGACGGGCAAGTGCTGCGAACATGCGAGCACGCTTATCAGGACCGAACTTAGACACCCACCGTTCGAAGATGTCTTGAGTCCAGTCGTATGCGTCCATGTGTGGGAAGACGAGGTGTGCCATTTTCTTGGCACACTTCACAATACTGGGAGCGACGCGCTTGTCACTATGATAATTGCACCGCTTATTAAAAGCGGCGAGAAGGCTGTTCATATCATTGCCTGTGACAACCGGTACTTGTTGCGAGAGTACTGGGCCTAGTTGGTCCACCGGTGCGTAGACTGGTTTGTCCGTGTTAGGGGCATCATCCAATCTGAAGGGCACCAGTGGAGTGAACTCGCGTACGGGCACGAGACGTAAGCGCGGCTCCCCATCAAAGATGTGGTCACCATGGTCAACCGGCGCAAGTGCCGGGGAACCGCGCTTACGCTCGGCGTAATGCGAATGTCTTTTCTTAGGCGTCGTGCTAAAGCTGTGGAGTTCGAGGAACAGGCCCAG